CATCCACGCGACCAAACTGGTAGCGCATGGTGTACGGATGGCCGAAGAAGAATCCGGCAATGGTGTGTCCGTGGTGTCCGTTGTACCTAAAGCTGGAAGAGCTTAGACGCTGTAAATTCAATGCAGCTCCTCCGGCGGTAAGGACAACAGGAGTGAACCCAGAAGTTGGGTAGTCAAATCCAGTAGGTAGCGTGATGACCGTGTGGTTGTCGCCCGGTGCTGCAACAAAGTTCACAGTCATGTTTCCGGCGGCTACCTCTTCATCGATGTCCAGCAGGCAGTCCAGTAGAGGCTCCGTGATTGTGCTGAAGTCCTCCGTACCGAACTTGATGTCCATCTTCTGAAGGGCATAGCCAGTACCGATCTTGGTGACCATGTACAGCGTGTTGTCGTAGAACGCTACCGTCATGATCTCGAACGGGTAGGTGAACTTAGACCACGCCGACTGGATGATGTCGTTACCGTTGATGAAGTACTTCCAGACATACAGCGTATCGGGGTCGCTGGCGCAGCGTAGGAAGAACACCTCTTCGGTTGAGGAGCCTACGATCTCCGACACATTGCTTGGGATGTAGCGGGGGATCTGTGTGGCTAGGTTGTTGGCCTGATACGAACCAACAGTCACATTCTCCAGAACCTGCTGGAACTCCCACATCGATGCGTAGGAGTCGCGGTTGGTGGAGAAGTAGATGTTCTTGCCTACGGCTACGGGCGACACGCCCATATCAGCCTCGTAGGCTGTCACGAACTGGATGCTAGCCGTCTTAGGCGTAAGCAGAGGCTCGCCTGTGACGACGAACTGCGCCCTGTCCGCAAACACAATGAGACGCTCGTTGTGCGGGACAGCGTGTTCTAGCTTGGCTACAGAGGTGTGGGAGGCTTGGAGATCAATCGGGTCAGCATCCAGAAGCTGCCGCACGGTGCTGCGCCAGAAGTTGCCGTAGATGCCAGCCTCCGACATCACAACAGAGGACTCCGTAAGCAGACCTAGACGGTTCTTGTGGAAGAACACATCGGTGATGGGGGCATCAACAAAGGTCGGGGCTGGGTTACTATCGTCGTCGCCCACCAGCCGATCTAGCCAAGTAAAGGCTTCGACCGAGAAGTATGGCGTACCAGCAGTTCCAGTAATACTGCCGCTAACATCGACCCGCCGCACGATAGCCAGCGGCATATTCTCTAGCTCGTACTTGATGCCCGGGCCTACTGTCTCGCGCCATTCGCCCTCACCAAAGTCGCCGGGCACTTTAGCAACAAACTTCACATAGAAGTCGTCCTCGGCTGTCTCCACAGAACCTTGGATCTTGAAGACTACACCATCGCGGCATCGCGGAGGCAACTCGTCAAAGTTGTCCACCGTCTGGAAGTAGGACTTCATGGCTGTATCGCCAATAGAGTCCTTAGTCGTAATAGAGAGAATGTCTAAAGTAGAGTGGGTTACTTCGATGACTGAGCCTGAAACAAGTGTACTCCAACCTGTTCCAACACCGCCAAGAATTGCTGCCGTGGTCAGCTTGGTGGCTAGCTGCTGCGCGATGGCATCTGTTTTAATGTTTGCATACTCGCTGGTCTGTCCGTCATTGACTTGTGTGGATGAGACAACGCCATTTGTCGATGTTGGCGTAAACGACAGTCCCGGAATTTTAGATCTGACATACAATTTTGCGCTAGCTACATACGCAACAACCAACTCATCCAGCGAATCCCCCGCACTTGCGGCATTGATAGCATCGCGTGCGTTGTTTAGACTACCAATCCCAATTGACCAAGTTCTGGTGTATCCGAGAATTGTTAAGTTTCCAGTTCCCGGGCCAATTGTGTTAAGCACAAACTCCCACAGCTCGGCAGAGGCTGTAGTACCAGCCGTGGTTCCGTCCCAAGTGGACACTTCAGCGTCCGCAACGCCGCCCCCCACAAAGTTAAGCGTAGCCTTGTAGTTGATCTTGTAGTTACCCTGCCGGATATAAATATACGCCTTACGCGCATTCTGTGCAGCCGTGGTAGCAGCACCCAGCGTGACGGTCTTAGCCGTGTTGGTCAGGAAGGTGTAGTCGTTGACCGTAGTCCACTTGTAGTCGCTAGCCGCGCCAGTCAGGTAGTTGTTGACCAGCGTAGCGTTAGGGTAGAAGACAAACTCATCATTACCGTTCAGATCCCACACACGGACTGCATCATACGCCGTTGCGGTGTTATCCACGACAGCGGCAAGATACCGTTCAGAGGTATCCCGATTGATCCAATGGTAGCTGGCGTTACCATAGTCGTCGTTCACCGAAGCGGTAAGGGAATTCAGCCATTGCGTAGGGAACCGCTTCTTCAGCCCCTCTACGATAGTCCCGTAAGCGTTCTCCTGCACCTTGCATTGGCTCTCCAGACGCAGCGCGTCCGGCTGCTGAGAGACACCGCCAACAAGGTTAGGTTGAGCCTTAGAGATCAGAACCATATCAGAAGTGGTTTAGGTTGTTGAGGACATTGCGGCGCATCACGACACGGCCAGCGGCCCAGCCATCAAAGATGGTGTAGTCCGAGTCCGTAGCCTCTTGGTCACGCAGAGCGGCCAGAGCCATGATCTCATCCTGCATCTGGAACTGGTGAACGGTAGGCGCACCAGCAATGCGGTCTTGGAATACACGCGCAGCTTTGATCATGATGTAGCGGCGTGCGGTCTCTGGGATTTGCTCGAAGTCTTGGTAGTAGACGATCTCGCACTTCGGATCGATACCCAAGACAAAGGTGTTCTTGTTGTGCGCCTTGTTGTACAGGCGCATAGCTCCTGCTCCCGTACTGTCGAAGCGCACTACGATCTCGTAGTCAATGCGGGACAGGCTCTCGTCATACAGGTCAATCTTCGCGTAGTCGGTCGGCACGGCAACCTTGCCGTTGACATCACGGGTCAGGGTCTTGACCTCGGTGTTGAAGTGCCAACCCATCGATAGGACTTCGCGGGTGGTCTCATCAAGCACAGACTCAGCCATCTGCCCATCAGCTCGGGTGGCCGGAAGTGCTGCAATAGGAGCTTCACCGATGCCTGCCAGCATCGTGTTCACAGCTTGGAGCTTGTTGGTGGAGACGACCATAGTGTTTCTGTAGTAAGGGGGAAGTGGGGGCTACCCGCTATTGGATAGCCCCCAACAGAATCAGGCAACGATCTTCAATTCAATCGCGCACGCCGGACGCAGGATGCCGTGGCCCATCGCGTAGCGAGCGACCAAGAGCGTACCCTGACGGTCGATGCGGTACTCCGACTGCATCGAGAGATCCATCAGCTTCAGCGTACCGATGGCCTGCGGATGCCAGAAGACAGCCACAGTACCACGGAAGTCACCCTGATAGCCTGAGGGGCCAGTCGAGATGTTCTGGCCGAGGCCGACAGCAGCACCAGCCTGAAGGGCCGTAACTTCCGCCGCCGAGCCGCCAACATCCGTAAACGGAGTGTGGGTGCTCTTGTGGATGGTGATGTTGGCAATCTTGATCGTATCGGTGACGCGCTCAAGCGAGCCATTCGCGCCGTCCACGATGTCGCGGTTGATGATGATCGGCAAGGAGCTGCCGCTGATGCCAGCCTTGTAGAGCTTGTAGAACAGCTCCGGCTTGACGATGCAATGGCGGTTGTCTTGCGGAACCAGCTTGTCGTCGAACTTCTGCGCGACCGAGTAGCAGTACTCAATGAAGGTACGCACAACGGTGTCGAGGCTGTTCGAGGCCATCAAGGTAGCCCCGCTGATGTCACCCACCGTGATGGCTTCGCCGTCAGCGTAGTCATCGTTCGGGTCGGTGGCACGAGCGGCCAGCGTAACCAACTGCACCAATTGACGGTCAGCCGTGTATGCGAGAGCCTTGCCCATTTCCGACGAGTAGGTCGAACGCACATCGTAGTGGTTCTCCAGCTCTTCGATTTCAGGGATGAAGGTCGTCGAAACCAGCAGGTCGTCAACGGTGATGGTCTGCGCGGCTTGCTTGAAAGCCGTGCCGTAGCCTTCAGCCGAGTTCAGCAAATCCTTGCCCGGCGAGTGGTACGCAGCAGCGGCCACACCAATGCTCGGGAACTGGGCAGACTTGCCCTTGGTGATGGTACGCACGGTCGTCAGCGGAATCATGACATTGGTCTGTTCAAAGGCCGTCATGACCTCGCCGCTGAATTGCTTGAGGAACAGCGCGTCATAGGCGGTTCCAGTAGCGTTAACAAGTCCCGGACGGGACATCGTCGGATTGTAAGTCATTGGATCACAGTAGAGTCAGAGTCAAAGATGAAAGGGTTAACGATCAGCCAGCTATCGGCCTTGCGCCAAGTTGTCCACCGTAGCGGGCTTGGTTCCAGCGATTACCGTCAGTCGTGAATGGATAGGAGGGATCTAGGTTAGCGGCCTAGACCCCTCCAGCGGAGCTGTCCTAAGGTAGCGATTCTGTCGGGCAGCAGTTCATGCAGAAGGGTGTTTAACCTTCTCCTCAACCACGGCAAGATCCTTCTTGCGCGTCTGGCTGCGGTAGTAGTTCAGAGCGAGGGCTGCGAGGATACCCACCAAGCCGCCCTCAGCAGACTCCGGAAGACCCGTGAGCGTGTCGGCGGTGCGCTGCTCAACTGCTTCAGCGACAGCCTCAACTGCTTCAGCGAATTCCTTAGAAGCCTCTCGAACCTCCTCCTTGGCTTCAGCCACATCGTCCTTGGTGGCCGTCTGGTCGGAGATCTTCTCCAGAGCCTCTACAGTCTTCTGCTCGTACTTGGCCTGTGCGTCAGCCACAGCGCGGATGTCAGCAGAGGTAACACACGCTGCCAAAAGAAGCGACAGGGGGAGGATGCTTAGGATTTTCATCAGAGGTTCTTGGAGTTAGCCAGCCGCTTGGTGACTTCGTTACGGTAGGCGGGGTCAGAAGCGTACCGCTTGTCTGCCATCGCTACCTTGACCTGTGCCCACGATTCAAACGGGGCCACAGATGAGTTACCGTTAGCTTTGCCAGACAGCAGGCTGGGGCCATTGCTCTCGCGATACTGGGCATACAGACCCTTGATAGCAAGAGACTGCTGGGCCGGATCGTTGGAAGAGACAGCCTTGTTGTAGGCTGCTACCTGCTCGGGGGCTAGGCTCTTAGCTGCCCACTCCACCATACCGTTGTAGGCTTCGCGGCCTCCGATATCCTGCGTCAGGGTGTTGATCTGCTGGTCAGCCAGAGCCTTAGCACCATCGATGTACTGCCGGATCATGGCAGTAGGTACACCCGTAGCTTCCAGAGCCGCCAAGGATTCCGGCGAGAGGTCACCCTTCTCAGCGAACTCCTTGGTGTACGGCTCGAAGTCGATAGTCTTGGAGGCTTCAGGCGTAGTGCCCTGCTTCTTCTCAAGCTCGGAGTACGCCTTGGCTAGATCCTCAGCCGACTTGAACTTCTCAGGGAGCCACGAGGGGCGTTCACCAGACGGAGCGGCAGCAGGCTCATTGGAGGGAGCAGGGGTAGGAGCCGCGCCTGCCTCCGTCTGGGGAACACTTACGGGTGCGGCCTTCTGCTCGGGAGCATTGGGGCCGGGAATATTGGGGATGACATTGACTTGTTGAAAGTTGCTCATTGCGTCTGCTCCTGATTAGGCTGTGCTTGTTGCATAGCTCCTTGTAACATGGCCTTGCCGCCAAGGTCGAGTGCCTTGGGGCCAAGCTGCTGGGCCATCTGCATCATCTGGGCCTGCTGCATCTCTTGCTGCATCTCCTCTTGGCTCTTGATGAGACCCTTCGGATTGATGCCAAGAGCGGCAGCACGGCGGCTGAAGTAGTCACCGACATTGATGTACTGCGCCAGAGCTTGGGGGCCAAGCGATGCGGCAGCACCCTGCACAAAGATGTCCAGCTTCTGAAGGTCGTGACCACGGCCAAGGGCTTCCACGCCCGTAATGACAACAGGGCTGACCACGCCATCGTTTAGTTTGGGCAGCTTCTGGGCCTTGGTCATACGCTTCATGACGAGGCGTACCAAAGGTAGCTGGAACTCGGCAGCAAGGACGGAGTACACACCACCAAGGGCGGACTCCAGCTCTTGTGCCATGTAGCGGATCTCCTCAGCCGTGACGCGCTCGGCGTTACGCTGGATCGAGGAGTTCATCAGGAAGGCGTAGCCCAGCCGCTGCTCAATAGACTGGCTGACCTGCGAAGCGATGTTGAGGTCGGCCTGCTTCTGAGCTTGGAGGACGGTGACATCCGCAGCGTTACCGCTGATGAACCCACCGTTGGGGGCCAAGGCGCAGTCCTTGATACGGGTAGTACCGTTGGGGGCGACGAGGAACAGGAGGCGAGCAGCAGCAGCCGAACCTTCTACGATGGCCTGCGTCAGACCTTCGAGAGAGATCAGGTCACCGAGGTACTCCTCGACATGGCCGCGACCGTAGTCCTCGTCAGCGATGTGCGACCAGCGCAGGACAATCCACGGAAGCTCGTCCGGCTTGTATGTGCCGTAGCTGCCCGGGATCTTGATGCCTTCGACTTCTTGGTAGACCTCGTACTTGCCCTCTTCGAGGTAGACCTTGGTGTACAGGTCGTAGGTCTTGTCGGGGTTGTTGTAGCTAGGAGACTCCTTCTCCTGTAGCTCCAGCACCTCACGCACATCCTCAGGAAGCGCGTCTTCCGCAATGCACTCTTTGGTGATCAGGCACAGAAGGTTACCCATTGGATCCCTTCTGGCAACATACTGGTCGAGGTGGAACACCCGCAGCTTGGTGTCCTTGTCGAGGTACAGCAGGGCGTTACCTGTGGTGATGAGGTGCTTGATAGCCTCGAACACCTTGACCCGCATACCGCTACGCTCCACCTCATTCATTACCGCCTGCTCGATGCGGGAGAGAGACTCCTCAATCTCACCCATCTGCTGCGGCATCTGCTGGAGCATAGCCATCTTGAATTCATCCAGCGTCAAACGGAAGAAGCTGGCGTTCGGTGGGAGCAGAGCCAACAGCAACTTAGACGCGAGGTTGTTTACCCCCCGCGCACCCAGCCCTTGG